TAACGGCCATTAGTTCTTCCTCTTTCGGTCTTCACGCTTTGCACGCTCTTCGTGGTACGCCTCAGCCCATTGCTCAGGTGTTCCTGTTGGCGATACATCATATGCGTCATCGGAGAATCCCTTCAAACGCATTTCATTTGCCATATCACGAAGACTACCTACTGTTTCATAAACTCCACCACTAACAGGGTCACCACCAATAATGTTAATCGGCTTTGCCCCAGCAAATAAATCAGACCTACCAAGTACCTCTTTATACGTGGCTATTCTATCGTTTCTAACAACTCGCAATTCTTGAAAGCGATGTGAACCGTGACCCGGTTTGTCAGCATCGTATTCACGTAACAGGAACGAAGGCTCGTCATCAGAGACATGAAAAGCTATTGCATCAATCATTTGACTCCTCTAGCCCCGCATTAGTTGTTGCCCCCGCCCCGAAGGGCGAGGGCCTCATTTACCTATTGACTAGGCGTTCCAGTCACGGTTTGCTCTGACGAGAAGGTAGTCCACATCCATGATGGCTAATTCAGTCGTGTTAGCAGCGGCAGCAAGACAGACAGCCAGATCGGTTGTTGTCGAGCATGCGCCTGTAACCGTCTGCTTCAGGTCGCCGTCGATGTACCAACGGGCAGTGCCGTTAGGTGCAACTTCCAGTCTAAGAATTTGCCACTCACCAGCTACAGCGTCATCGTTGAGATCAACGGCAGTAGTAGTGGTTGAAGCCGTGGCAGTACCACCACTGTAGATACCGTGCCAGTCTTCGTCATCAGTGAGTTCATCACTCAGGTAAAACCCAACTAAGTCCGCAGGCATAGTGATGGTTGTTCCCGAAGCGTTGATGACGATATCTTCAAGCTGCTCATCAACCGAAAGGATGCTGGTCAGTCCAAAGAATATCTCTTTAGTGTCCAAGTCAGGGAGTTGAACGCGAGTTTCCAGCACAATCGTCCCCATCAGCGCAACATCAAGACCGATGTGTGTGCCGATAAAGGTCGTGTCAGCGTTGGTATTGCCAGAGGTAATCGTTACAACGCCTGAAAGCGCGTCCTTACCTGCAATACCTGCATCATTGTCCTCAAACCCCTCGCCACCGGCGTAGAAGTCTCCCAGTTCCGCTGTATCAGCGGTTAGTGCCAGAGTGTTCCCGACTCCAAAGAAGTCGTTGAAAAGTCGGATACGTCCCACTTCTCCTTGAGCGTTTATAGCCATTTTTTATTACCTCGTCCCCTAACCGTAAGGCGGGTTTGGGACTAATTAGTTAGTCTCTCTACGATGTAGGAGTAGTTGCATCCGACAGGATTTCGTAGAGCCAGTTACCTGAAGAGCGTTCTCCGTAAGCATACTCGTCCCTGTGAAGAACCTCAGTAGCACCGCCACCAAGTTTCTCGTTACGAATAGTCTTGACCCAAGGCATTCGAGCCTGGACGCAGATGATCGCACCGTTTGTACCTGAAGCAAACACTCCACCCTTGGCATCGTTAGATGAAATAGTGATGTTGTCATCCGTGTATGCCTGTGCGTTTGCAATAGGCAGGTTGTGATGTTGTCATCCGTGTATGCCTGTGCGTTTGCAATAGGCAGGTTGAATGAGTTCTTGAAAACATCAGCCGTTAGACCCTTAGAGATGTCGTAAGTTCCAACACCCTCTACCAGTTCGTCAAACAGGTCTTTCATCTGGAAGGAGTGAAGCACGAATGCAACAGGGCCATCCCAAGGTTCACTCGTGTTACCACGAATGCGATACGCTGCTGCGGCAATATGACCACTCGTAAGAGTAGTACCTGTGCCACAAAGAGAAGTAGTCGCACCGTCAAGAACAGTCAGGCCGTCCTTGTCTTTCTGTCGTTCAATCGCCTGCTGACCAAGTGAGCCAACTTTAGCGAAGACGTTCTTCGATACGTTTCGAGCAGCACGGTCAGTGATGACTGTGTGAACCGAAATAACCGAAGGGGTTACAGAAATCGCACTGTCAGAGAGTTCCTGTGGGTTGTCTTCCTCAGTTGTCTCTGTGATTGCCTGAGCAGTTAGTTTGGCAAGATCAATCTCTCGCCAGTTATTGCCAACACCCGCGCCAAGCGTCTGCTTGTCAACAATTTGGGTCATTACACCCTTGTACTCACGGACATTTCGAGCCGCACTTACCACCGTAGGTAGCGAGTCGCTCAAACTATCAGTAATAGTTTGTCCAGTTGCCATTTTTAGTTGTCCTTGAGGCTAACCAAGGTTTATTCCCATGGAACGCATGACCTTATTTGCACGGGCATGGTCGTTAGAATTGCCCTGTGCGTAAACAGAGTTCAGCCATTGCTGATCTGTTATTGCGCCACCCTGTCCAACGCCGCCGTCGAAAGTATTAGCTTCGCCACCGGAAGGAACTTCTGCCTGTTTAGCCGATATTTGTTGTTTTCGTAGGCCCTCAGCTTCGCCAAGAACCCTTGCTGCCTCTACGACCATAGCGGGGTCTGAATAGCCCTGGAGCAATGCTCGCTGGCTTTCTGGAACACCGTGCTGTCGCATCATTTCGTTTACCGAAGCATTCTTAGAAGTTATTTCAGCAGCTTGATTTACCTGCTGAAGCTGCTGCTCTAAGGCATTAGCCCTTTGTTCAGCTTGAAACGAAGCCTTGGCCGTATTAGCTTGCTGTGTCGCAAGCCTATTAGCCCCTGCCTCATCGTGACCTTCTGCAACTAACTGGGCTTCCAGTGATTGTGCATAACCACGAACTTCTGCATCTAAGACCTGATCTGAGTACGTTGCCTGAAGTTGCGCTACCTGATTTCTCAAGTCTTGCATTTCAGTCTCGCGCTCATTCTCGCGCTGCCTGATAGATGACTCTCGCTTAGACCATTCTTCCTGAGTCCGCATTCTTCCAGATTCTTCTGGAGTCTCTACTTCGTCAGCAGTAGTCTCGTCGGGAGTCACCTCAGCTACAGCCGATTCTTCGGTTATCTCTGAGGTTTCATCGGGTTCGGGGGGTGTCTCGTCGGAGATTGCTTCGTCGCTAGTTACACTAACTTCTTCCGTCGCTACTGCTGCTTGCTGTTCATCCCAATCAGCAGGGATAAGCAACTCGTCACCAGAAGGGAGGGAATCGGTTGTTTCTAGGGAGGATTCATTCTCAGAGGAGTCAGCCACCTCGTTTGGTGTGACCATAAAAGTCCTCGTAAAATTATCGTGAAACCTTATTCAGTTGTATCAGAAGAATACTACATTCTTGCACACAACGGAATACTCAGCAGTAATAACCATTGAATGGGGTGGATCACATTCGTAGGTCAAACGAGATAGCCGGTGTTAGCGTTGGCACTGGAGTTGGGGATTAACTATCCCGTATAGCTATTAGTTGTTCTGTAGTTATTCCGAGTTCCCTTTGCAGTATGCCCTCTTGAACTAAGTTTCCATCCTTATCCCATTTACCCAGAATGAGTTCCCATAATTGATTACCGCTTGGCCATTTGGGTTCGCCATCTTTATTCACACCGTACAGCTTCCGGTTTGGGACACGAGCGTCTAATATCTCTTGAACAGCAGGGGCTGTCTCTTTGCGTCTGCGCCACTCTGCAAGACCCTTCTGAAGTTTCGGTGACAGGTTCTCAATGAATTGTTCTGAGGCAGGGAACCATTTATCAGTGTCTAACTCCCCCTCGAAACCAATTACATTGCCAAGTTGGTCTTTAGCCTCTAATTTATCTGTGTGCTTGTCGATCAGGGCATACCACTCTTCAAGCATCTTATCGAAGTCGTTGTTCGGCGGCTCGCCTGTGTATCCGGTTAGATCGTTCTCTAGCCTGAACTCATCAAGACGCGCTGCCATAGTCGCCTTAGATTTAGAAACTCTCTTAGACAAATCATTAGTTGCGTTCCACGCCTCTGCGCCCCCACCAATAAGAATCTCCCTAATCATGTCATTCAGGGCTTCTTCAGTAAGGGCGATCTGCTGGTTATGGAGAACCTTGCGCCGGTTCCTGTAACGAGGAATTGCTTGACCACGTTCGGCACTCTCGGTGTCTAACTGTGCGAGTTGTGGCCCTATCTCTGGGTCTTGCTCTATCTGGTAACGCTCAAGTTGGTTGAGATCGTCTAGGTTTTTACTAAAGCGTTTCTGTGCTTCACGGTCAATAATTCCTGAACGAGGGCGGGCACGCANGTTCACTCCTGTAGNTTCAACGCCAAGGCCAAGAGTACTAAGCTGGGTATCGCCCTGTGTGAGTACGTCGGCTGCGCCAGGAATGNTTTCTCTTGCAGCCCGCTGTGCAATCTTGCCTAGTCCGATTGGTGCAAACATATCAATAGCAAACTGGACTGTACGAGAAACAATCCCACCCGGCCCAACACCGTCTATTGGTTCATCGTAGAAGTCTGTCCCCGAAATCTGGTTGAGTAGCGCACGCACCGGGACACTGAACCGACTTTCTGTGAACTGCTTCGGGTTCAAGACACGGAACACCGTGTCCATCTGCCCAACAAGGTCAAGGGTCGCACCAATGCCTTCTCTCCCTAATTTACCGGGTAATTGAGGTGAGGCAAACTGAGTGTTGTAGCCGAACGGCAACGGCCCCCAACTGTCTTTTGATATCGGAGAATACCGCTCTTTAGGCAACGCCTCTCCTGTTGTCGTGAAGTGAATGATATTAGCCGTAGATATCAGGAACAGATACATTCCGATCCACTGTTTTGTCCAGAACGCTTTATTGGGGCCGTAGAATGTTCTCGTGAACTGGCGAAGCAGCCCTTCTGATTCACCGATGGAAAAGAACAGTCGCAACGCAGACTCGCGAATTACCCTGTTCTGGATAACACTCATTTCTGGTGGAGTTACTGAATACTTTATGTTTGCCTGTTCCGCTATACGGGCAACCAGTTGTGTGTCTGTCAGGTCGGGGTAGGTGCGAGCCATAATATGCGTGATGTTGTTTATCACATCGTTCAAAATCGACGCAGGATATGTACCTGAGAAAAGGCCCTGCCTGAAGGCTCGCTCGAAGTCTCCGACGGCACGAGCAACAGACTTTATCCGCATTGCGCCGGTTTCTTCAGCGGCTTCACGAACTATCTGATCCAGATTATCGGGAAGAATGGTGCGATCTTTAAGACTCAACCCGGCTTCCATTATCTTGCGAACGGTCACGCCGGGGCGACCTTCAATAATTGGCTTCGTATCGTTAAGCGACAGGTCGCGCAATGTACGTCGGTGTCCAGGGCTTACCCTTGCTCGCAACACATCGGCAACTGCTACCGGATACTTAAGAAGCGACTTCACTGATTCAATCGGCTTTCCTGCGAGAATATCGTCAACCGCTTTCGCGTAACTACCACCACCAAGACGAGTCAGAAAGTCCACATCTTGAAAGAAACTACCCATAAGTTTTATCTGCTTCGGCGTAAACGTGACCATGTTTACCGCTTTTAGTATGTCTATATCGCGCCCGCCAACATGAACTGACCCAAGGTTGGGGTTCTTCCCGTACATATTCTCTAGTTTGTTAGCGAGTCTGTTGGGAACAATAAACCGTCTAGTCCACGCTGCAACAGGTTCATTGGTTACGGGGTCAATAGCGGCAAACGGCTTCCCTTCAAACGCTGGCCCAACCTTTGGGACACGCCAGCCAGCAGGCATGTTGCGTTCTGCTCCGCTCCACGGTTGGATTACGTCTTCGCCTAACTCTTTAAGCGTGCTAACCAGTTCCATTTGCTGACGGTAACGAACCCCGCGCATACGCGAGTAATGTATCTGCTCAAACGGGTTCCAGAAGAGTGGCTCGAATCCACGCTCCCGCATTTGTGCGTAACTCGCATTGACCCTTGGAAGTCTGAATCCCGGCGTAGTAACAAGCCTGCCCCTGCTGTCGTGTTTTCCTTGCGCTATCTCTTTCGGAGCCTTCCAGCCACGGTCAAAGTAATCTTCAACTGTTGCCATTTCCGGGTCGAAGTCGATACGGGCGGCAGACTCGAAATCAGTCTGTTGTCGGGCAAGGTCGAATATCTCTTCCTGTCCTGCGGGAACCGGGCCTTCGTTATGAAGTGCCGCCCGAAGCCTGTCTGCTAACTCGATATCGTCTGTAGTCTGTGGCGCACGAGTTAGGCCACGACGCACACCCCACTTCGATTGTTTGAGAAGATCATTACCAGCGTCTACCGCCCGCCTAGATTCGGTCTGTGCGATATTGATTTCGGAAATATGGCGAACTAACAGCCTGTCTTCAATACGTTCGTTCGGTAGTTTCTGTGCAATCGCCGCCCGAAGAGACTCAGAAGGTTCTTCGACCGGGCCAGTCGGCCCACCGGGTCGCTTCGGTGGCGGGGAGCCGCCAATGTCTGGAGCACCTTGTTCTATATGGGCAACCTTTGATGTGGCTTTCGGAACTGCTGAAGGGTTGTCCGTAGATTGAACAGCGTCCACCGCTACACGCCTAGCTGCAACTTCTTCGATATTCTGTGGCGCAGCATCCAGCGCATCCACAGCCACATCATCAGCAGGCAGCGCGCCAGTGCCAACGTCATCTATGATCGCCTGCTGCTGCGGGGTTACTTGGCGAGCAGCAGCCCGCCCTGTGGCTGGAGTGGTGGGGGGTTGGGTAATCCGAATCGGCACTTCGTTTATACCGAGTTA